GGCAAGTGTGAGCTCTCTACTACAGATTATCAGGCGGCTGTAGCCCTGTATCAGAGGAGAGTAAAAGAGATTGAATAAGAAAAGGGAGGAGGGCTGGTGGGCTCTCCTCCCCTCTGGCTATTTGTTTAACCTGAGAGCCAGTAAACTCAGGAGTTTGAGATCCTCCTCAGATAGCCGCTCAGTGATTGAGTTTAATTCCTGTAGTGCCTCACTTTCTGGCTCAGGGAGCTGAAAGTAAAAGAATTGCTCAATCGGAGCTTGTAAGAAAACTGAGAGCCTCTGGAGAGTATCCATATCAGGTAGGTGCTTTCCAGCTCTCCAGTTAGAAACTGTGGGAGCGGATACGCCTAAGTGATGGGCTATCTCTCTAAAGGTTTTGCCTGAGCTATTCTGGTAATAGTTTAAGGCTCTTACAAAGCTATCTGTGAGAGGCGGCTGAGTATTGATGTGATCACCTCCTCTCTATAGTGGACTGAGCCCATTATATAATTATTCAAAACAAAAGTCAAGAAATACCGCAAAAAGTTAAAACCACACAAAACTTTTTCTTGACATTAAATTACTCAAAACTTATACTGGGGGAAAGGGGTGCTTTTCTGAGGTAGATAGCCTCAGGGCTTATTTTTTGCCTTTGATGTTTTGTTTAACAAAACTTTTTAAGGTTCAATAAATCATTTTCAAAGGAGGAAACCAGATGGAAAAAGCAAAACTGAGTGAGCTGTACATGAGTTACAGGGCGGCAAAGATCAAGCTGGATCAGGCTGAGAAAGAGGAGAAAAAGCTCAAGGATGCCCTCAAGAAAGCAATGGCTGAGGCTGGGGAGAAAGAGCACACAGATCAGGACGGATACCTTTTTGAGCGGATTGTGCAGAACAGAAAGAGCATGGATGAGGCTGGCTTGCTGGAGGAGCTCAAGGCAAAGGGTATCAGCAAGGGTATCAAAACCATTGAGGCGGTAGATGAGGAGGGTGTTATGGAGGCTATCACAGCCGGGGAGTATACGGCTGAGGATCTCCAGAAATTCCTCACACTGAAAGAGGTTGTAGTGCTCAAAATGACAGCCCCCGGAAAGAAAAAGCCGGGTAAGTGATCACAGTATGGAAAACCCCTATAGCCGCAAGCGTGGAGCAAATACTCAGGGATCTCAGGTTAGAGCTGAGCCCTGAGGGGCTCCTGAGGGATCAGGTAAACACTGGATCTGATGTGATGGTTACTTGTCCATTTCACAAGGGAGGGCATGAGAGAAAGCCCTCATGTGGTGTGAGTCTGAGGGAAAAGATCACGCCAGAGAAAACTTATGAGGCTGGTACCGTTCACTGTTACACCTGTGGCTATGTTGGGGATCTTCCTACTTTCATCTCTGATCTTTTCGGTATGGGAAACCCTATGGATGGTTTCCGCTGGCTGGTAGGGCATTACAACTACTCAACCTCTGAAAGAGAGGAGCTCAGCTTTGACTTTTACCGGGGAGAGGATGAGGCGGCGGTGGGAATGGATACCGCTCAGGTTGAGGAGTATCACAGAGCACTCATGAGCACTGAGAAAGCTCTGAGGTATCTCCGTGGGAGAGAAATCATACCGGATGTGATGGAGCTTTTCAAGCTGGGTTACAGCCGGGAGGATGATGCGGTTTTGTTTCCAGTCTATTCCAGATCCGGGGAGGTGCTCTTTTACAAGAGCCGCTCACTGGTAGGAAAGCATTTCTATAACGCAAAGGAAATAGACAAAACAGCGGCGGTATACGGGCTCTATCAAACGCTGAGAGAGGGGCTCCCGGAGGATACAGAGATCTGGATCACAGAGAGTGAGATAGATGCTCTGAGCCTCATATCACGGGGAGTAATGGCATGGGCTCTCATGGGCTCAGATCTCTCAGATAAACAGGCAAGGGAAATACTCAGATCTCCCTACAGGCGGTTTGTGATTGCTACAGACAATGATCCAGCCGGGAGAAAAGGAGCCCGGATGATCAAGGACAAGCTAATCCCTCTGGGATGCCGTTTCTATAACCTCAAATGGCTTACCGGGGAAAAGGATGTGAATGAGCTTTTACAGCTCTATGGGGATGAGTGGAGAGCTCACCTCAACAGGTATTAAAGGAGGAAACAGGATGAATACAGGATATAAAGGAAAATCTAATGAGGAGCTGGTAGTAATGTTCAAGGCTGGGGATCAGGAGGCTTTCAATACCCTCATGGAGAATACAGAGCCTCTCAGATATAAGGTAGCTCAGAGCTTTCTCAATATCCCTAACTCAGAGCTGGAGGATCTCATGCAAGAGGGAGCTATCCTGATGAGCAAGGCGGCTATAGCCTATATCCCTGATGGGGGAGCGGCTTTTACCACTTATCTCTATTCAAGGCTCCAGAAACTCTACAGTGATATTTTCCGGGCTGAGACAGCCGAAAAGAGAAACCCTCACGGGATGCTCATGAGCTTTGATCAGATGGATAGTAACTCTGAGTATGGTGAGGATGAGGGTAACAGCTTGGGAAATGAGTTTTTCTCTGTAGAGTGTGAGGATTACTCAATGATTGAGATCCGGGAAACTCTCAAGGCACTCTCCCTCTCAGGCAATGAAACCATAGCTATCCAGATGCTCATAGAGGGAAAGTCTAAGCCTGAGATAGCTAAGGCTCTCAAGGTCAAAACTCCCACGGTACACAGCTATGTAAAGAGAGCCGGGGAAAAGATGAAAATGTGTGGAGCCTTTGCCTAAAACAATCCCTCTTTTCCGTAATAACTATACAGAGAGGAGGGATGAGGTAATGAAAAGATATCTCAATATTATCCGGGCTCTTGTTGAGGGTAAGGCTTTGGTGATTACAAAGAGCCCTAACAAAGAAAAATCAGCGGATGTACTGGTAGGAAAGAACTTATCAAAGGATTTTACAGTAAGTAGCCTCATGAGTACCCTCAAGGCTATGGTGCTGTGAAATATAGAGGTGTTACATGAGGAAAACCTGTAAGGATTGTGAGCACTGGACAGCTACACACAGCTCATGGGGCAAGTGTGATATAGCCCTCAATGGTGAGTGGTTCACTAATCATACAAAGTTAAAACCTCAGGGATACAGGGCAAGGCACACAAACAGAAGAGAAAAAGGAAATAAGGCTTGTGTTGTCAGATTTAAGGAAAAACAGGAGGTAAAAGAGAACTATGGGAAAATCACTGGGTGATCTGGTAAAGAAGTATGAGAGTCAGGGCTTTAGTAAAGCTGGCTGGTTTTCACTGAAAGATGATGGGGATACCGCTACAGTACGCCTCTTGCATCATGGAGAGGTAGGCACTGAGGAGGATGGCTCCCCTAAGTATGATCTGGATGTGTTTGAGGTTCACAAGATGGATGTGGATGGCTCCGGGAGAGATCGTACTATCCTCTGTAAGGGTGAGGATTGTGAGCTTTGCAAGAGCGGCAATAAGCCTCAGCTCAGAATGTTCCTCCAGTTGCTCAATCTGGATGAGAGGGATAAGGATAAACAGCTCCAGCTCTGGGAGAGAGGTATCACGGACATTAAACAGATCTTAGGGCTCTGTGAGGAGTATGGGGATCTGAGTGCAAGGGATATCAAGATCAAGAGATCCGGGGCTCATGGCTCCATGAAAACTACTTACCAGTTTTTCCCTAAGGATAAGAGTGAGAGAGAGCTCCCGGAGAGACAGGATCTTGTAGGCTCCCTGATCCTCAACCTTGATAAGGATGAACAGATCAAGGCTATTGAGGGTAGGCTCCAGCTTAACCGGGGCAATAATAACAGCTCAGGCGGTAATGATAATCAGGATGAGAGCCGGGTATTTTAAGGGGGAGGGGAGTGATGAGCTCCCCTCTTTCCATAACAGGAGGAAAACAGGATGAGAGATGGTGTAACAATGAACCTGAGCCGGGAGAGTGTGGGGCTGGAGGATATAAGCTCAAGGCTGGCTCATCAGAAAGTATGTAATGTTACTCTCAAGAAGAACAGAAACAAGCTCTCTACAGCGGTGAATATGGCTGAGGAGCTGGTAAAGAGTGGGCGGCTCCATGCTGAGGGGGATTGTGCTATTATCCGGGATGCTCAGAGGCTCAGGGAGTACATGGATCATATCCGGGAGAATGGAGCCTATGTACTGGATATGGAAACCACGGGCTTAGATTGCTACAATGATATCCTTGTTGGAGCTTGCCTGTATACTCCCGGTGAGCAATCGGTTTATGTACCCTTTAATCACACAGATCTTGAAAACAAGAGGGTAGTGGATCAGATGGAGGAGGCTGAGGTAAAAGAGATCCTCCAGCCTGTAGTAACCTCAGACAAGCTCAAGGCTATAAACCATAATATCAAGTTTGATAACAAATTCCTGATCATGAACTGGGGTATAAGACTGGGTTGGATCTACTGGGATACTCAGCTTGCCGGGTGGGTACTCAATGAGAATGAGCGGCACAAGCTCAAGCCCATGTATAACAAGTATGTAGCCCACGGGAAAGCCGGGGATGATACCTTTGATGATCTCTTTGAGGATACCCCCTGTAACTATCTCCCTATTGATGTGTTTGGTATCTATGGTGCTAATGATGGTATTAAAACATGGAAACTGTATGAGTTTCAGTGTAAGTACCTCACTCCTGAGCACAAGAGAGAGGATTACAGAAAGCTCTATCATGTTTTCATGGATATTGAGATGCCGCTGGTAGATGTGTGTACAGATATGGAGATCCGGGGAGTAGAGATCAGAGAGGATTATGCAAAGGAGCTCTCTGAGGAGTTTGGAAAAGAAAAGGTTGAGGTAGAGAAAAAGTGTGATGAGTATGTAGCTCAGTTTGAGGAGTATATCCGGGGAAACAATCTCCTGATGAGACTTACAAAGGGTACAGCGAAAATCAATTATAACTCTCCTCAGCAAGTGGCTGAGCTTTTCTATGGGGTATTCAAGCTCAGATCCGTAAGCAGAAAAGAACCACGGGGAACCGGGGATAAGATCATGCAGAAATTTCTCAATCAGGCGAAAAAGGCAAACACTAAAAAGAGTAGAGCCTTTGCTGAGTTTATTGAGAACTATCTGAGGTACAAGGAAATCACAAAGCTGGTAGGTACCTATGTGGATAAGATCCCGGCTGTGAAAGATCCTAAGACTAATGCTGTACATACTACTTTTAACCAGTATGGAGCTGTAACCGGGAGATTTTCCAGCTCAGATCAGGTGAGTAAGATTAATCTCCAGAATATCCCCTCAAAGGAAAAGAGGATCAGAAAGATTTTCAAAGCCCGTGAGGGCTATAAGCTGGTAGGTGGAGACTTTTCACAGATTGAGCCCCGTGTGCTGGCTTATGTTTCCGGGGATGAGGCTATGCAAGATGCCTATAAGCATGGGAAAGATCTGTATGCAATCATGGGATCTAAGGTGTATCAGATGTCCTATGAGGATTGTAGGGAGTTTTACCCTGATGGCACTGTAAACCCGGAGGGAAAGCATAGGAGAACCACTATGAAAAGTGTTCTCTTAGGGATCATGTATGAGAGAGGAGCTACAGCCATAGGAGAACAGTTTAACAAGAGTGCAAGCTGGGCTCAGGAGCTCATAGATGGATTTTACCAGAGCTTTCCTAAGATCCAGCAATACAGGCTCAAGGTGGAGAACATGGCTGAAACCTATGGCTATGTAACCACGGTAGCCGGGAGAAAGAGGCGTTTACCTGATATGCAATTAGAGGATAAGGATGATTACAGATATCAGGAGGCTCACAGGCAATCTCTTAACTCAGTAATACAGGGTAG